GGTTAGGCTGGCCAAGACCCAAGGCAAGGTGCTGGGCAACATAATCCACGATGCGCTCAGCGACGGGAGTCGCAGACGTGCTGCCGGCCGTTGCAGATGCAGTGATGGTGGACATGAAGCTATTGCTTACCGTCCTGTTCCAATCCTCCAAAAGAGACTGAGACAGATAGGCCTGTAGAAACGGAAGGTCCTGAAGCATTTGACGGGATACCTTGGCATAACCAGCGATGAATGACAGGCTGGTGTTAACCATTGTCACATCATAGTCTACCTGCGCCTTGGCATTGCCTTCGGTCTGCGTGCCGAACGAACCCTCACCGATGGCCGTATTACCACGGGGGAAAGTGACGTTGCCCGTTGCAGTCGGGATGATGCGGAAAACATCATACAAGTGGGGATTGAAGAAACTGCGCAGAATGGGGCTTTCAACGTAGCTGATCTGGCTAGTACCCGTCAGGTTATTACCCAGCGTCATGGTGCCGACGGCCTTTTGCGTGTTGAATGGAACCATCTCACGGATCTTGTCGAAATTCTCGGTGACAATGTCCATGATGGCACCTTTCAAAGTGCGCTGGCGATCTGCAGACGCTTCAGCCTCCATGGCATTTTTGATTTTGCCATTCTGAGCAATAAGCCCGTTTACCTTCTCGCGAAGTTCGGTCAGGCTCTCACCCTTCTTTTGTGCGTCCTCATTCATCTGAGCAACAGTTGCAGCGTGCTTTGCGTCGAGGGCTGCCACCTCACTGGCCACCTGGGCCTTCAGCTCGGCCACCTTCGGCTCGAGTGCGCTAACGATGTCTTTAACTTCCACGTTATTACTTTTTAACTATTTGTAAATTATGATATCCATAGCATCTTTCACCAATCTTGCATAGTCCACATCCGGCTCAGGGTCTGCAGTTGCAGGAACCTGGGCGGCACTCATGTCCTCTATCAATTGGTTCAGTTGCTTTATCTCCAACATTAGTAGCTGTATAGTCTCATCAGTGGCGTCTGAGTGTTTTACAAACTTTTCTAGTTTTTTCACCCGCTCGACCCTTTGATCTAGGCTCTTGACACCTAGCATCGGGGTGTATTCATTTGCGCCCCAAGATGTCAGGCTCGATCCTTCGTACAAAGTTATGTCAAGTAACTCATTTGCCTCCTTTCCCTTCTTTTGATTCCGGACGTTAAAGCCAATGGAGTGCTCTTTCACTAAGTCGGATTCAACCATCTTGAGAAAGTCAACCCCTAGATTGTGCTTACCAATCTGCGATTCATAATACAACCCATAGTTATCTTCTTTCAAAATCATGATTTTGCCCAATGGCTGCCTTGGGTCATGGTTCAACAAATGCTTTACCCTGCCCTTTGGAAACCACTCATCTATGCTGCGCTTAAATGCACCAGGGCGAATGATATCACCGTCGGAGTCCAAGATATTGAACGCAGAAAAATAGCCCGTCACTATCCCCTGCTTTACATCGACGTCCTTTACGTCTTGCGACATCCTTTTGTACCCGTAGATCATCGAGTCATTTTTATTATCAATCGCCTGCAATTTAGTGATTGCCCAATTAATGCCCGCATCACCGCCCCATGCATCCCACATGATACCGCCGCAGCCTTCGCTATATGGCACATCTTTGTTTTGCTGATGCCTCTTGAATGATGCCATCCGCGCAATTGTGTCACGGCTTAATGGTTCTCTATTAGCCAACTGCCTAGCCCGTGTCCACCCAACAGGTGTGCCGCAGGTGCTGCCATTTTCTTCTTTATACTTTAATGCCCTCTTGGCATTATTGGTGGCTGCCTCTGGGTAGTCGTTGTATGTCTCTTCTTTCCGATACAAAGAAATTGACTTCATTTCATCCTCTTCGTCATTTGTCTCATTCTCAGCTTCAACATCCTCCTCATCTGCATTTATTAAATAGGTTTCTGCGTCTGTATTGTCACGTATCAATTGTAATTCATCCTCGTTGTTGTCGTAATGCCGGCCTATGTTTAACCGCTTCACACTTTCCCATTTCATTGAGCCATTAGTAAAATAAACCCGGGACCTTGGAATGCCAATTTCATCACTCACTTCATAAACTTCGGCACTATCTGACTCTTGGCGCCTTGTTATGACATACACAGTGAAACCATCACTTATGAGCCTTTTGGCAATTTCCTGTACTGACGGATATTCCAATGTGTCATCAAAATCAAATGAGACTTTATTTTTATCCGCTTTTGACTCATGCTCCGCGGCTGTCTCCCCACTTATTGCTAGATAGGCAACATAGGCCCTATTGGCAGCAGATTCACTCCTGTAGACGCATTGCCCATCACCTATCCTCCATTTCCCGTTGCTGCATTGCTCTACTGGCATATCAGATATTTCGTTTAGGGATCAATCGACCCTGTGAGTCTCTTTTGTTCTCAAAGCCCAATACACACCTGCAATTTATAGTAAATGCAGCAGGTGCCTGCGCGTCTAATGGGTATTGCGCATTTGCAATGATACCCTTTGTCCTACCCACCTGTTGGTATGACTCATCCAGCTCCCTTACCTGCCCATCTAACACAGCATGGTCATACTCGTCTTTTTCGCGATATCGGCGCACTCTGTCATCAATTACGCTTATCCATTCCTTTGTCACCTCATACGGCTGCAACCTGGCTGCCTCGAATGCTGCAATATTTGCCGCCCTGTTTGACTCCGTCCGTGTGATGGTTAATGCCCTTTCAGGTGATGCGACCTGTTGCGTTATGAGCCTTGATGTATCGACAAATGACAATTGCTCAACCTGAGATCTGTTTAGTATCTCAAGTATTTTATTTTTAGTCGCTGTCTCCACTGCCGTCAATAACTCAAGAGCCTGCCGGCTTAATATCTCTATCAGGTTGAGGATAAAATTGGCGTTGAAAAAAGATATCTTTTGCGTCCTTGTCAGGTACCTGTTGACATCTTTCCCAAACTTAGTCCCGACCTCTTTGTGCATTTGATTGATGACAGCCAATAATTGCGGGTTGACAAGCCCAAAAGTCCTGAACGCACTTTGGAAGCCAACACGCTCCGCCTCGGCAATGAACCTCTTTGCCTCACCTTCAAGAGCCTTCAATACTCTCGGAAGGTATTTTTTTTCGTAGGTCCTCAATAGCCTGTGCCAGTTCTGGTGATATGTCCGCCTCTGATTGTAGTTCACGTCTTATTCGTGTCTCATACGCTTCCCTAGCTGCCTGCCTCATCCTGTACTCAGTCATGCAGGTCCTTTCCGTTGGCAGTTTCGGGAACCTGTGATAAATCAAAGCCTTTATTGTGCTCTCATCCAACATCCCCTAGTGTACCCTGTTCTGTTGTCAATGTCATTGTGGCTTCATCGATAGGCACAAGCCCCTGGGCAATGTAGGCAGAGTCATATGCCCCACCCTTAGGCTCATAGTTCATAGCAATCCGCTTCTCGTCGTATGTCAACCAATCGGCCGACCTTAGACCGCTCACCATCTTCTCCATGTCACGCTGCAGTTCTGGGAGGGCCATGATATCAAAATCAATAAAAACGTTTTTATCCCCCATCCTAGGCACCAGCCATTTGTTCATCTCATCACGCAACTGTGCACACATCGGCACAATCGTATTGGTGACAAGATCACGCAAGGCATTTTGGTAGTTATTGTCCGCCATGTTGTCTGCGCTGAACAGGACCACTGGCAGACTGAACACCCGGCACCATTGCTCCAAACTAAATTTCATCGTGTCAATTAGTGCCATCTCCGAGCTGGTCAGCCCGAAATTCAGAAACTCCCAAGGTGTCTGCAACATTGCAACCTGCCCATATCTGTCATTGTTGTTGACCCTGTCAGTCAATGCCCTCTGCATGTTGGCGGCCGTCTTCTCATCAACCAATGGTATCTGATTGCCAACAGGCTTAGGCACCAATGCACCCTTTGCACCTCCATTGGCCATCAACTTAGATGCCGCCTTCGACGCCTCCGTGCCCATCAGGTAATTGTTCCATGCTGACTTGATGGGACTAACACCTCGAAGGTGTGTCCTGGTCACTGCATCAAACTGCGGATTCCATGACTTCCATTGCATCACATCATCTTTAGACAATGGGATGTTGCCAGTGCCCGCGGATAGATACCAGCCTGTTAAACCAAACAAGTCATTGGGATCAGCGACAAGGTCCATGTACTGCGAGGGCATCACTAGTATTTCCGTGAATTGCCCCGCGTCTACATTCCCGTCATTCCCCCACACAAACCCCTCACCAGTGAGGAACCGCATGCCGAATAATTGCTCAAAGAATTGATCCTGACCCTGATATGCATTTGGATTTGAAAGTAGCTGCGCTGTGTTGGAGTCATCGGCCAACATGTTCTCATCATATGCCGATTTGCGCTCCCTTATAGCCTGGTCCAAGGCACCAGGATTGCCAAGCCCCTTGGTCAGCCTCTTATACCTCTCCAGTGCCATCCTCGCCTTGGTGCCGCCGTTGGTCTTGTATACATACCAGGGTATCGACGCGGCTTTGCGCGCTAAGAATGAGACAATCGCATAAATGTCACTATTCTCTTCATAGGCCGCTGTGTATTTCTGCGCATCGAACTTGGTTAGGATTTGTCCCTGGTTTACAGGAATCATACTGTAAGTCGATGCACTCGGGTCCAGCCCCTTCCGCCTGCCTAACAATCT